TTGATGTATCTGACATTTTGCCAAATGTAAAATGGTTTATGCCAAAGATTCAAATTGGTCAACTATTGTGTATTCCATTATCTACTGAGCCGAAGTCTCCATGTATTTACATCGCTCGTGATATGCCAAAATCTATGGAATGTATACCAGTCAAGGCCATGCTCTAAGCAGCAGGAGAAAATATGGCAGTGAAAGATAAAGATGATCCATTGAATATTTTCAATGTGTTGAAGCAGATTGATAATAAGAATTACGATTTTTATGATTCATTGGATGAAAATCAGAAAAAAACAATTGCGCCATACGTTATTATGAAATGGGATGCAAGTGTTTATGGATCATATGACCTTCAGGGATATCATGTGGTGGCAAATAATACCTATGTAAATGAAGATTTCTTTTCATTATACAATCATAAGAAACTGCAATATCTTTTATGTTGTGTTCCAAGTCCGGGTTTGGGAAATCAAAAACATTATTGGTTGGGTTCACAAAAAGGAAAAAGAAAATCACCATTGAAAAATTATCTACTGGAAAAATTTTCATTATGTAAAGAGTCTGATATTGATGTTATGTTAGCAACTACTAGTAGAGAGGAAATGGAAGTATGGTTGAAATCAAACGGTCTGGAAGAAAAACAAATAAAAGAGTTCCTGAAATAATTCGAGGGGAGTTTCCTTGCCAATGGTGCAATAAAACTTTTTCAAAGGAAACAATTCTCATCAACCATTTTTGTGAACAGCGAAGAAGACATAACCAGAAAGATACTCCATATGGTAGATATGGATTCAAAGCATATTCGGCAATCAAGAAAAGTATGCAAAGTAAAACTGTTCTTACAGAAGAAGAATTTAGACAATGTGATTTTTATCTGGCGTGTATGCGATGGGCAAGATATGTGATCGATTCGAAATGTCTAAAACCTTTTGTATATTTGGACTGGTTATTAAAAAACAATATTCCCATTGATCAATGGACAAATGATACTATCTATAATCGTTGGACACAATTTTATACTCTTGATGAAGATCCTTGGATAGCATTTGAAAGAGGTATGGAAACTATTGTAAATTGGGGCGCTACACAGGGAAAAGATGTGTCTGAATATTTCAAACAAGTAAATGGAGTTGTTCTAACAGATGTTCAAAATGTAAAAATTTCTGGTTGGATGATATACTGTAGCAAGTCAGGAAAAAATTGGCTTAGCTCCTTGGAAAATGGCGATCTTGAACTTGTTTGGCCATGGTTGAATGCCAGTAAATGGAACATCAAATTGGAAAAATATAAAGACGTGATGGAAGACATTTCTACAATTTGTGATGAGGCTGGATTATGACGTTCGATATTGATCTAGATTTTGGAAATCGAGATGAAATTCTCTCATACATTTCACACACCCCTGCTTCCCTTGAGAACGGTCGCAAACATAATTCCGGGGTATACTGTACCATCGTCCCAACAAACCCCTTGACGGGGCAATGTAGCCTTTCCTATCATGATGCAGATGAGGCTGGATTCTTCAAATTGGACTTTCTAAATCAATCGGTGTATTCAAAAGTAAAAAGTCCAGAACATATGGAAAAATTGATGAATATGCCTATCGACTGGAAACGCTTGAATACCGATAGAGAATTTGTGGAACAATTGCCACATATCGGAACATATTTTGACAAAATTGTTTCATTGCCAGAACCAATTACAAATATTGAAGAATTATCCTTCTTTCTGGCAGCATTAAGACCAGCAAAAAAATATCTCATGGGGTTATCATGGGATAAAGTTAGACAGCACATTTGGAAAAAAGAAGAGAACGGGCAATATCAATACAAAAAATCCCATTCGATTTCTTATAGTACACTTTGTACACTTGCAATGAGAATTATTTGTGATATGGAAAACACTAAATAATAATATGAAGATTTGTGAAGTTATTTCAAATATCGATGCAACTACCTTGGGAAATGCAGTTAAGAAATTTTGTGCATCAAATGAATCTTACCAACTTTTAAGTAATATTGATCCAGAAATTTCAACATGGTCGTCTGGTGGATGTTGGATTCTGGCTGATGCCATTCAAAAAGGCTTTGGTGGAACGTTAGTTGCTATTTACGACAATGGTATTGCTCAGCATGTTTTAATTGAGATGAATGGAACATTTATTGATTCCGATGGAGCAGCAACTAGCATTAAATTGCTCCATAGATGGAAGAGATGGGAAATGCGAAGAAATCCAAAAATCGGTCCATTTGATCCAATTACAATTTCAGAAGATATTCCAAGACCAAAAGATCCAACCGACATTATCCATGGAATTTCACAATATCTAAAAGGTAAATCATGATAGCATCGGGCGCATTATTCTTTTCAATTCATACAAAACGATTTCTTTTTCTGCTTCGAAATAATACTCGAACCAAAAACACTTGGGGATTGTGTGGAGGAAAATTGATTGAAGGTGAGTCTGTCATTGAAGGTTTGAATCGAGAAATAGAAGAGGAAATTGGGTTCCTTCCAAAAACAGAAAAGATTATTCCTTTGGATAAATTTGTAAGCTTTGATGGAGGGTTTGAATATCATTCCTTCATCTTCGTTCTTGAAAATGAATTCATTCCCATTCTCAATGATGAACACGATGGATATTGTTGGGTTTCGTTGGAGAAACATCCAAAGCCATTACATCCGGGATTATGGAATTCAATTTCAACCAAAGAGATTCTTGAAAAAATCAAATACGTTGAAGGTGCCTACTAATTATTTCTTCTCAAAGAAACTCTTGAATAGACCAGCAATTTTTGAAGGACTATATACAACACAAACTAATAATGCCGAGAACATACCAAGAGTCATCAGATTCATTGGAATGGCCTTGTTGATATAAATCAAATATCCTGCGAAAATTAATGTTGCAATTATAATACATAAAGTAGATACTCGTGAAGTGCTCCCACTTCCATTCTCAGAAGATACTACTGACCGCCAAAATGGTTTGGTCCAATTATCCATATGAGAATATGAAACCTTCTCAGACTTAACTACGGGTTGGGCATTATTATCTTCCATCATACATATATTTATACAAAAACACAAAAACAAGAGATTTAAATCTCTTGTTTTTGTGTTTTTGTATGAAATTAAATTGTATCTAGATATGCAACGGGAATACTACCACCAGTCCAAGAAGTCATACCACGATGTATCCAGCGATAACGAGTACCATCAAAAGTATGAAGATAATGGGCATCATTGATAATCTTCACATTTGACGTTGTTCCCAGAGTCTCTTCAACAATTACCGGAACTGGTAAGGCGGTAAATGATCCAGAAGAAGAAATAGTCAATTGCTGAACTGCAATATTACCACCAACAACGGTGGGCGCAACAACAACAGGTTCAACTAACTCACCGGGATATGCCATAACAGGTGATACATATCCAACACCGGAACTAGTGATAAATGAAGTATCCAAACCAAATACACCAGAAAGAAGTGCTCCAGTACCATTGCCATTTGTTGTAACAGATAGATTGGCAATATTCGAAGGAAGCGCTGTATATTTCTGGGTTCCAAGAGCATTCACAAGCGTAGTAGTTAAAATTGCACCAGAACCATTTACAGTTGCAACCTGAAGATTGCCAGATACTGCGGCAGTTCCGCCTACAACAACCACATAATCATTGACTGCATAACCCTTGCCACCAATAGAAGGCGTTGCACTAACCAAACCAAGAGTTGCATTGGCCGTTGCTACAGTTGTTGGACCAGTTCCCTCTGGAAATGCCTTTACATAAACTTGGCCAGATGCAGTTGGTGTTCCGTTTGAAAGAGTACAAACACTTGTACCATTTACGGTTTTAGCTTTGACACGAGTTGGACTATTTTGACCCACCAATACTCCAGCAGTTGGTCCGGAATCTTTTGGACCCCATGCAACACACTGAATTTGATGAGAAACTACTACATCGTTTGCGTTAAGGTTGAAAAATTTCGATGACAAAGGACGACCCATTTTGTATTACTCCTTCGGTTCTAACCGACTACGAAAACGTTGAGCGTTTTCATAAACCAAATAAATATATCTGGTAACAGTATTTAGTCTACTTAGTATTTTCCGGCAATTTGTCTTCATGCTAAATACAAACATGAAGATACATGAAATTTTAGAAAGTTCTGGCTACATTCCTAAAAACGAAAAAGAGGCAAAAGACCCTCGCTGGATAATGTCCCAAACTTGTGATGTTGGTCCAGAAGAAGGAAAGAAACAAGCCAAAAAATTGAACTTTGAACTCGATGACCGAGGTATGCCTCCAATCATGGGATCTAATGGTCTACTTAAATAGTTGGTAAATCGATTTACCAACCTCTCAGAGAGGTTTTCAAACCGGGTTGATGGTTAGATACCATTAAAGAACTCCGAGAGCATTACCGGAACTTTTTTCAGTTCTGTGTATGGAATGGCCAAGAGTGGAATATTGTTATCTAAACAATATTTTCGTTTAATGGCATCATTCCGCTGAACAACTTCAAGATTGACATCACCGCCAAAAATTTCAATTGAACAATAATGCTGTCTTCCTTGAAATTCGATCAATGCCACTAAATTTTTGTTCTTGTCAAATACTGCGAAGTCGAAAGGTAAAGTATTTATATGTTTGCATTCTGCGAATCGTTGTTGAGGTTCAAAAATAATTCCAGAATTTTTCAAATATTTTCTAATTGCATTTTCTCCTCTTGTTTCATTACATCCCTTGCATCCGAAGCCTTGAACGTGAACAACAGGTTTTTGCCAAAAT